GCCAGGCACAATGGGCACTCCAAAGCCTCATCATGAATATATTGACAAATGGTTAAAAGAAATACTAGAAGTAGGTGAAAAGGTAGTAGAAGAAAAGAAAGAAGAAGAAGTTAAAAAACAAGAAACTTATGTACCTAGCATACAGGATCGCATACGTGAAGCAACATCGATTATGGTACAGGACTTTGAACAAGCACTGGATGATTTTTGTGACGGAAAGATCACAGACTTCAAAGCAATTAAACCTCTAACACTGTTGCGTCAGTTACAGTGCAAACAACCTCACGCAAGATTGATTGCTACATTCTATGAGCCGCAGATAGCAGAATACAAAGAACTACTAGATCCACCTAATACTGCTAAAATGACAGAACATGAATTAGATTATCACAAGCAGTTAAAAGAAGCATACTCGCACTATTCAAAACCACAAGTTAAAAAACTACATGATTTTCTTGTTTCAATTATTAGTGCTTGTGATGGTATTATTGCAGAAAGCAAAGCAAATAGAAAACCACGCAAGGTAAGCAAAAAGTCACCAGAAAAGGTAGTAGAAAAACTAAAATATAAAATTTCAGATGACAAGTACAATGTATCAAGTGTACCAGCACATAAATTTATCGGTGCAAACTGTCTTGTTGTGTTTAACAGCAAGAATAGAAAACTAGGCATTTACTACACATCAATGGAAGATCCAACAGGAGTTGGCCGTGAAGGCAGTGGACTTTATCTCAAAGGACAAACACTACAACGTTATGACGAAAAACGCAGTGTTTGGTGGACACTACGCAAACCAATGGATCAATTACAAGAAGTAAAAACTCTCAATACACGTAAGAAATTTGAAAACTGGATTGAGAAACTTACAACAACACCTACCATGATGAATGGTAGAATAAACCCAGAAACAATACTGATAGGAGTATATTAATGAGCAGTCTAATCCCAATGGTGGTTGAAAAGAATCAAGATGGCGAAAGAGCATATGATATTTTTTCAAGACTATTAAAAGAACGTATCGTATTTTTAAACGGTGCAGTCCACGATGCTGTAGCACACTCGATTACAGCACAACTTATTTTATTGGAATCACAAAACCGTGACAAGCCAATTCACTTTTATATTAACTCACCTGGGGGTGTAGTAAGTTCGGGCATGGCTATCTATGATACTATGCAATACATCAAATCGCCCGTGTACACATATGTAATGGGTCAGGCTTGCTCAATGGGCTCATTGCTTGCTCAAGCAGGAGAACCAGGTAAACGTTTTATGTTGCCACATGCTAGACACATGATTCACCAACCAAGTGGTGGTGCTAGTGGACAAGCAACTGATATTCAAATTCATGCAGAAGAAATTATCAAACTTAAAAAAGAACTAACTAATGTATACGTTCAGCATAACAGCAAGGGCAAAACATTTGAAGAACTTGCGAATGATATGGAACGTGATAAGTTTATGACTGCTCAAGAAGCACTCGACTATGGACTTATTGACGAAATTTTTAAAAGGAGAGACTAATGGAAGACGGGCCTATGAAAGAACACATTGAAAGAAATAAACAAGGTGTTATTAAGGCAGAGTATATTACATATACTGTTAAAGACGGTCAACTTGTAAAAGAAACTAGTTTGCGTCAATATAAAAAGAATGGTGACTACAACGATTCTTATATCAGCGAACCACTTGTTGAGGTAAAATAATGGAACCTAAAGACGTAAGTAAAAAACATTTTTACATTTCATTAGTAAAAAGTGGAGTAAGAATGGCATCAGGTGCGGCACTCATGATAGGAGGATACTATTTAGGTCCTAGTGACTGGGGATTCTATATTATGATTGCGGGTGCATTATTGATTGCCGCTGAAGTTTTAGGAGTTTTAGAGGAACTATAATGCCCGTTGCAACCTTTGATAATAATCTTGAAAACATTAGAGTAGAACAACTTGACATTAAAAAAGGTGAACTCAACGGAGATTGGGTCAAAGGAGGCCCGTTACAGGAATTTAGTTCAACTGGTATACTAGATAAGGCTAATGAGATTTCATTAACTGTAATGGACAATTTAATTGTTGTTGACACAATTAAAACAAAAACTCTAGTAGGAGATATAAACTTACAAGGAAAACTTTCAGTAGAAAAAGATGTTTATATAAAAGGATCACTAGAAGTAGACACACTGCAAACTAAAGAATTAATTTCAGATAAAAAAGTCCCCGGGCAATACATAGAATTTGGTGCAACAAATGTTAGGAATAGTCATTTAGGCACTGGATTTTTATGGTTAGGGGGAAAATACTCAAAGCAATTTATTTTAAAAGCAAAACCAGATAGGTTTTTTAGCACAGAAAATATAGACTTGCATACTAATGCAAGTTATATGATAAACGGATTAGAAGTATTAGAAAAAGATAAATTAGGTGAAGGTATTACTAGAAGTAGTTTACGTGAAGTAGGGCAATTAAAAAATCTCAAAGTAAATGGAAGAGTTGAACTAGGTGAACATTTCTTTTATGATCCTAATCTAGATAGAATAGGTTTAGGTACAGACAAGCCTGCAGGCGATATAGGAATTTTTAACTTTGCTAATGATACTAATGTTATTATTGATGCTGAAGATGGTGATGCTAAAATAGGCACATATAATAATAAAAACCTACGCATTATCACAGATGACCAAGCACGTATTAAAGTGTCTTTTAATGGTGATGTCACAGTAGGACAAGAAGGCAATACAAGCAACACACACAGAGTTTACGGCAAATTAGGTGTTGGTGTTAAGAATCCTACAGAAGATTTAGAAGTAGCAGGCAACATACGTTTTCAAAATCGACTGTTCATGGTAGCAGATAAACCACCCGCTAGCGGACACTGGAACAAAGGTGATACAGTGTGGAATGAGAATCCTAAAAACACAGCACCCATTGGTTGGATATGCACAGCAAGTGGTACACCCGGTAATTGGTCACCGTGGGGATTCATAGGAAATAATACCACAACATAATTCTAATTAACTCATACAATAAATATTAGTATGGGCAAGATGAAAAACGTAATATTTCTCAACAAAGAAATACCTGATAAAATAAAGCGAGAAGTGCGATGGTGGGACTTGTATGCCAAACTTTCCCCAATCGCCTACTTACTAGTAGGTTTTTTGTTGTGGCATAACAATGTTTGGGATTGGCACGTTATAGCAGGGATAGGTGCTGGTGTATTTGCTATGACCGCAGTTACTTGGTGGTTCTGGACTGTCCATACTATTGGTGAAATTGCTGACCGCACACATCGAGCAGAAAGCACTGTACAAGAAGTACTACACGATATTCGCGACATAAAAGATATAGTCAAACAAATCCGCAAGTCTTAAATACACTTATGAAGTATGTTACTGTTATAGGCAACGGTGAAAGCCGTAAAATTTTTGACTTGTATCAACTTGAATCATTAGGTACTACAATAGGTACTAATGCTGTTCATAGAGATTTTCATCCTGATCATCTAGTGTGCTGTGATAGACGCATGGTACAAGAAGCCGTAAACAACAGTTACGAAAATCCTGTATACACAAGAAGCAATTGGTACAAACAGTTTAGTTTTTGGCGCAATGTACGTTGCTTACCTGAATTGCCATACAAAGGAAATAAGCGTCAAGATGATCCATGGCACTGGGGTAGTGGAGGACATGCTCTAAATTTAGCCTGTACTATGGACCCAGATTATGTTGTAATGCTAGGTTTTGATTTATGGGGTAGTGATAGCAAATTTAACAACATATACAAAAGCACAGAAAATTACAATGATGCAACCAAGCCAGCAACAGATCCTTCATATTGGGTTTATCAAACTGCAAAACTATTTGAATTGTATCCAAAAATTAAATTCCTGCAAATACAACCTGATGATTGGGATCCGCCTGAAGAATGGGATCAGTTTGGTAATTTTTTTATCGATAATTACGAAAATTTACAAATTTTGATTGACAAGAACAAGTAATATGCTATAATAAGAGCATGGAACAATTTAAAAATATTATTTTAGGTTTTTTGATTGCACTTGTTTTTTGTCTTGGATTCAAGGTTTATAGTCTTGAAAAAACTGTAGCAAATTTGAATATTAATAAAATTCAAGAATCAAAGCATGATGATGTATTCAAAAGTTTCGTAGAAGTTATAAAAGAATTGAAAAAACTAGAGGAACAAGATGTCAAGTAATGTAGTTATGTTTCCGGGTGCAATTAATCCGGAAGCAATTATGCAAAAAAGTAATGATGTTACATATGAGTTAATTGAAAACATCGTACATACTCTTAATGATAATGGTATTGATATTTACGGTCCAGATATGGAACTTAAAATTAGTAGCATTGTAAAATTACTTAAAGCAATAATTGAAGACAATCTTGGATTAGAAAATAAAAACATTGAAATAATCGAAAATTTAATTGTTAAACTTAAAGAAGATATATAACATAAAGGACTTGGCGTCAACCCTTCTAATTCTGCCGCCATTATTAAAGTATAGGAGATAATAATGGGAAAACATTACAGTACAAAACACTACGGACACAACATTGGCCTATCGGCAGTGTTCCGTCAACCTAACGCAGATCATTCACACTGTCATCTACTACACGGTTACAGTCTAGCATTTACATTCACGTTTGGTTGTGATGAACTAGACAACAAAAACTGGGCAGTTGACTTTGGCGGACTAAAGCCTTTGAAGAAGTGGCTTGAAGATCACTTCGATCACAAAACAGCAATTGATAAACACGATCCACACTTGGATACATTTTTAAAACTTAATGATATGGATCTAGCAGAAGTTGTTATTATGGATGGTGTTGGCGCAGAGAAGTTTGCTGAACACGCATTTAATTTTGCTGATAAACTAGTACGTGAAATGAGTGACAACCGTTGTTACTGTGTACGAGTAGAATGTGCTGAACACGGTGCCAATTCAGCAATCTACGAGGGTTAACAATGAAGTTCAAAAGTTCTAATATTGAAGGAACAGTTGTAAAGAACGATGAACGTTATGTTGTAAAAGACAACACTCATTTAAAAACTCTTGTAGTAAGTAGTACAAGATTAAATCCACGTAAGAGTACAAGCGGACACAAGCACGAAGGGCAGGAAGAAGTTTATATGTTTGTAGAAGGTTATGGAACTATGGAACTTGACGGTGTTACCTATCATGTTGAAGCAGGTGATACTGTGTTAATTGAAGACGGTGTGTTTCATCGTGTACACGCAGGCAATGAAGAATTGTATTTTGTTTGTGTGTTTAATGGAAATAGATACGAATGAGAATTATAGCAGGACCTTGTCAACACGAAACTCTACATCAAAGTATGGAGATTGCTCGCGAGTGTCAACGTGTTTGTGACAAATACGATATAGAATACTATTTCAAGGCAAGTTTTGATAAAGCAAATAGAACCAACATCAAAGGCAAACGAGGTGTAGGATTAGAAACTACACTTAAAGATTTTAAAATGATAAAAGAACAAGTAGGTTGTAAAACACTTACTGATGTTCATAATCAAAACGAAGTTCTAAAGATTGCCGCATACTATAACGATATAGTTGATGTGTTACAGATCCCGGCATTTTTATGCCGTCAAACTGATTTAGTACAAGCGGCATGCAAAACAAAAAAGATTGTAAATATCAAGAAAGGACAGTTCCTTGCACCATGGGACGTTGAAGGTATACTTTCAAAAACAGAAGGTGCAAAAGAAGTATGGATTACAGAAAGGGGAACAAGTTTTGGATATAACACTCTTGTCGTGGATTATACTGGTCTTATGTGGATGCTCGACAATATTGACGCTGACATCGTGTACGATGTTACGCACTCTGTCCAAAAACCCGGAGGATTGGGGACTAGTAGCGGCGGCAATCGTTCTTTCGTCCCTGGGATGGCTCGTAGCGGGTGTGCTTTGGGGATCACAAATTTCTTTTTAGAAGTACATGCTGATCCAGATAATGCTCCAAGTGACGGACCTAATATGGTTAAGTTAACTGACTTTGAAAAAATTATTGATGATATAGTAAAAATAAAGGGAGCATTAGAGAGTGCCGAAGATTGATAAAAGTCAATATTCTAAAGAAGAATGGAAAAAAATAAGAGAACAGCGTCGGCTTGAAAAAGAAAACAACCGCCGCAAACAAGAAGTAGTAGCCCCAGTATTTGAAAAAGGCTATCCATCATATGATGCTGTAAATAGTAAAGGAAAAAACTATGTACTGTGTTTAAAGCACGGTGACAAGTATAGTGCAAAATATGTAAACACACTTTACAGCATGGTAAAACAAAATCTTACAATTCCTTTTACTATGGTATGTTTAACAGATAATAAACAAGATATCAATAAAGATATACTTTGTTTAGATTTGCCAAAAGAACTTACTGGTTGGTGGTGTAAGCCTTACATGTATTCAGCAGACTTACCTTTAGCAAAAGACAGTACAATTTTGTATATGGATCTAGATGTTGTTGTAAGTGGCAATTTGGATAAACTGTTTGAGTACGAAGTAGACAAATGGTGTGTAATTAGAGATTTTACTAGATCGATGCAACCGCAGTGGAAAAAGTATAACTCAAGTGTTATTAGATTTAAATTAGGACAACTAAATGATGTATGGACACACTTTATTAAAGATCCAAAATCAATAATTAAAAGTCATTTTGGAGATCAAGATTGGTTATGGACAGCAACTAATCAATCAAATCCTGCTACATTATGGCCTGATGAATGGATTAGAAGTTGGAAATGGGAAGTGCGTAAATGCAGGATTTTAACTTCCGGAGCCAAGGGCAATAGAAGATTTAGAGAAGTAGAAGATGTGATACCACCTGATGATTGTTCTATTTGCGTGTTTCACGGAGATCCAAATCCACATAATTGTGATGATCCGTGGGTAAAAAATAATTGGAAGTGATTGTGAAAAGGTAAATATTGTCATGAGCAGAACATTTGAATTTGAAGATTACAAAGTACTTTGGGGTACTATAGTAAAAGAAAATAACATTAAGATTAACAATTTTCCTGATATTCCATCAGGTCAACTAGAACCAATGTCACAAATTGACGGGCTAAAGGATATTAAACAATCTGTAATAGATTGGGCAAAAGATTTTACTCCAAAGCATCATATAACACCTGTAGTTGCAAGCAGTTGGTTAAGCACATTTTCACCTAATAGTACAGGAATGGATATCCATACAGATGAAGATCATGGAGGAACTATAAGTGCAGTATGTTGGTTCGAAGGTCAAGAAGGACAAGGCGGTGATTTAGTCCTTTGGGATCCAAGATGGGAAAATCCAAAACTATGGGGCGGAGTTAAAGGTGATGGCAAATACGTAATTCCTTTTAAGCCTGGTAAAATTGTAATGTTTCCAAGTAGTGTATGGCACGGAGTAACTGCTTATACAGGCACAGAAGAAAGACGTGCAATTAACATGGTATTAACATTTAAAAATGTTGATCAAGTAGTATCAAATGATTTACTAGACGACGAACTAAATGCAGTTGCAGATAAACTAGGTATGCAGTTCGACGGAAGTAACGAATCTGCATTGGCAATTCTTAAAGCAATCAAAGACAAAATTTAGTTGACACACAAATAAATCTATACTACAATATATAAAACATGGAGTAGTATTTTGAAAAGGTATATTTTCGACGTCGATGGCACACTTACACCTAGTCGACAAAAAATAAACGATCAATTCCAAAAATGGTTTATAGAATTTATCTATGATCATAATGTTTATCTAATTACTGGTAGTGACTATCCTAAAACTTTAGAACAACTTGGTTCCACAATTTGTGAAAATGTAAACCGTGTATATAACTGTTCAGGTAGCGACGTGTGGGAAAATGGTAAAAACATTTTTTCTAAAGTATGGCATCTGCCCGAAGATGCTATTGCGTGGTTGGAAATACAACTACAAGAAAGCAAGTTTTACAGAAAAACAGGACTACACTTTGAACATCGCCCTGGCATGGTAAACTATAGCATTGTAGGACGTAATGCAAATTTAGAAGAGCGTTTCATATATAAAGAATGGGATGAGCATAAAAACGAACGCAATACTATTGCAAAACAATTTAATGAACTTTTTCCAAATATAGAAGCACGAGTTGGTGGAGAAACTGGAATAGACATATATCCAAAAGGCAATGACAAAGGACAAATTATAAAAGACTTTGATCCTAATGATGAATTACATTTCTTTGGTGATAGAATGGATAAAGCAGGAAACGATTATCCTTTGAAAAAACTGCTTGTTGACAAAGATCTAGGTTTGTGTTATCATATTAAAGACTGGGAAGAAACTTGGAAAATATTAAAAACACTATGACAAAACGAATTGGATTTGCATGTAAGTATATGCATCACGACCAAACACAAAAGAAAAAGTTACTAGAAGAAATTCAACGCCCATTCAATACACGTTCAACAACTGTTGCATGGCTTAATAGACAAACTAAAGAAGTTGCAGAAGAACGTCTATGGGATATTATGGTACATAACATCAAATCGTTTGAAAACTTGATTAGATACGTAGGAGGATTACCTAATGAACTACGCATGGTTAGACTTGGTAGTGATGTCCTTCCTGTGTACACAGAGCCTACTTGGTGCTATTATTGGAAACTACCTGATGTGGTCGCATATTGCGAAAAGCATTTCGCAAGGGCCGGCAAAGTTGCAAGGGAACTTGATGTTAGGCTTTCTATGCACCCTGGTCAGTTTACTGTACTTGCGTCAGATAATCCTGATATTGTAAATAGAAGTATAGAGGAGTTTGAATATCATGTGGATGTCATCAGGTGGATGGGATACGGCAAATCATTTCAAGACTTTAAATGCAATGTACACATATCGGGTAGAAAAGGTCCACAAGGTATCATCGACGCACTTAAACGACTCTCGCCTGAAGCAAGAAACACTATCACGATCGAGAACGACGAAATGTCGTGGGGAATCGACGCAAGCCTCGAACTTGCAGACCACCTTGCCCTCGTTCTTGACATACACCATCACTGGGTCAATAGTGGAGAATACATTCAACCCACCGACGATAGATTTGCTCGCATAGTAGACAGTTGGCGTGGTGTTCGACCTGTTATTCATTACAGTGTTAGCCGTGAAGATGTGCTTGTAGATTTCCCACAGGATTCTAAACCTAATATGGAATCACTACTAGAAACAGGATACAAGAAACAAAAACTACGTGCCCACAGTGATTTTATGTGGAACAACGCAGTAAATGACTGGGCATTAGAGTTTTGGCCGTACGCAGATATAATGGTAGAAAGCAAAGCAAAGAACCTTGCAAGTGAAAAACTGCATAAATATTTTTATGAGCGAGGACGAAATTTTATTCGAGAACAGTCCAATCAGGAAAGTACTCGAGCAAGAACCTCTAAAGTTTATACCACATAACTACAAGTTGGCATCAGAGATGAAAACTTGGAGGAACAAGTATAAATTATGGGACTTGTATAAAAAAGAACAATAAATACTTGTATGAAACTACAAGAGATATCAGAAAAAAGTTGCTCTAGAACAAGAGCCGCAGAATGCCAGTGTACTCAACTTACCACTATTACTGAATCAGATGACTATGTTACTGCATTATGTAATTTAGATCACGGAGAATCAGTAGAAGGAACTATTTTGTTGAGACAAATGAAAAAAGGATCTGGTACTGTAATAGTAGGACGTATTACAGGTTTAGAACCTGGTGAACATGGATTTCATATACACGAGTTTGGTGATTTGACAGATGGCTGTGAGAGCGCCGGTGGTCATTATAATCCCGATGATGTAGATCACGGTGATATTGATAATGGTCATGTAGGCGATTTAGGAAATGTCACAGCGAACACAGACGGCGTAGCCGACTTCACTATTATAGCAAAACGTGTTGATCTAATAGGTGAACGCAGTGTTGTTGGTCGTGCAATAGTAGTCCATGCTGATGTAGATGACCTAGGTAAAGGCGGCGATGCAGAATCACTCAAAACCGGAAATGCAGGTGAACGACTCGCTTGTGGGGTAATTATACTTAAAGATTAGGAGAGTACAATGCTTAATTGGCTTAAAAATATATTCATGCCAACAGAAATTGCTGAAAAACCATTAGTGTTAGACAAGCCTGTTGTAATGAAAAAGGCAGAACTAACAAAAATGACAAAGAACGAACTTGAACAACTAGGTCGTGCTCATGGCATTGAGTTAGACAAACGATTAACTAAACCAAAACTAGTTGATCAACTATGGAAAGAAGTAAAACCTAAAAAATAAAGGAGATTACTATGTTAGATAATTTTAAAGGTTGGGTAGCAAAACGCTTCACAGAAAGAACATCTTGGGACGGTGCGGCACTTATTGCATTAGGAATTGTTGTGCTAATTGCTAAACCACTTGCAGGATTACTTGCATATGCGGCAATCGCATATGGTGCTTGGACTATTTACAAGTCTGAATAATTACAAACTACTAATTGGTTTATCTATAGAGGCTGGCATATTCCAAACCAGCCTTTTTTCAACTCCACGTTTTTGTGCAAATCTTTTAGGATCGCAACTAGGACATACATGAAAATAGTTGTCGCTTAACCGCCTAGGATCTACTTTACCTTTCTCACGCTTAAACTCTTCATTGCATTCATCACATACAAACACAGCAATTTGTTTCATGCGTTTGTAGGGGTGTACTTTGCCCTTTTTGCTTTTACGATAGTAGTGAGTTATAGAATTTTCTATTCTTTTGAACATAACACTATTTACATTCGGATTATAAAATATAACATAAATATTGTCATGAGCATTGTAACTGTGACAGATTCAGCAAAAGAACACATGGAAACCGTCATTGCAAAGGAAGGCAAAAAGTACGTTAAATTAAGCGTTAAGGGCGGTGGATGTGCTGGTTTTCAGTATGAATGGAATGCTGTAGATACAGTAGAAGACGATGATGAGATATTTGAATTAAGTAATGGCAATTTTGCTATTGATGCAACTGGTCTAATGTTTGTAATGGGTACTACAATAGACTATAAAAAAGAAGTATTTGGATCATACATGAGTATACAAAACCCTAATGCAACATCAAGTTGTGGATGTGGAGAAAGTTTCGGAGTTTAAAATATGGCACGTAAAGAGATTAATATTGGCGCAACTGGTAATGACGCAACCGGTGATAGTATTAGAACAGGTTTTGACAAAACAAATCAAAACTTTACAGAACTATACGCGGCACTAGGATTAGGCGGTGGTCTAAACTTTGAAACACTAGACAATACACCTAATGCATTAACTGCTAATAAAGTGTTAGCATCAAATGCTAATGGTGATGAAATTATTGAAAAAACACTAGTAGGTGACGGTGTAACTATTGATCAATCTACAAACCCTACACAAATTATTATTAGAAATACTGGTACTGAAGTTGCACGTGATACATCACCAGAACTAGGTGGTGATCTTGATGCACTTGGACAATTTAGAATCAAACGTCTTGCTGATCCTATCAACGCACAAGATGCTGTGAATAAACAGTATGCTGATCAGACATTTATTGATGTTGCTGGAGATGTAGCAGTAGGACAAATACAATTACAAGACGGTGCAGGACAACCAAGAATTCCAACACTGCTGGACGAAGCGACTAATAAACAATATGTAGATACAAAAGTATCCAAATCCGGTGACGAAATGACTGGACAACTAATACTTGCTCGCGATCCTATCGAAGGTGATAGCGGATTAACAGCAGTTACAAAAAATTATGTAGATTCTACAGGTTACATTTCAAACTTAAACATCTATGTTTCTTCTAAAGGTAGAACAGAGAGACAACAACTAGACGCAGGTATTGAACAATTAAAAGTAGGTAGAAGTTGGGGTAATGCTTTTTCGAGTGTTAGAGACGCATTGTTTTATGCAGAACGTGTAATCAAAGGTGATGCTAGATTAAAATCAGAAGGTTTATTGCCTAGCAGTCATATTAATTATTTTCCAACACCTGGACGTAAGCCAGGACCATACACAGTAGGTTTGGCGGCTGACGGAACAGAAGATACAACTAACGTTCTTGCTAACAGTTTACTTGTAAGAAATAGAAGTTTTATTCAACAAGAAACTGTTGCATTTATTAATAGAGAAGTAGCAGACAATGACAACGCAGATGGTTTTTCTAGTTCTTTCACTTATGATCAAGAAAAATGTTTTAGAGATGTAGGATTAATTATTGATGCTATGTCATTTGATTTGACCTACGTAGGTAACAGTAGAACTGTTGATGCGGCGACAAGTTATTGGGACAATGCAGGAACACCTGGAAATTCAGGTGATGATATAAGTTTAGTTGCAGGACAACAAAGCGAAACTGTTGCGGCAATAAATTTTGCTAGAGATTTAGTCCTAAACAATATTTTAACAAACACTGCTTATGTTGCTCCAGATGCTACTGCAAATCCAAATGCTTATGCTCTTATCAATAGTAACAAAAGATTTGTTGTAGACGAAACAATAGCATATATCAATTATCAGGTTGCAAATGCTACACCTGGTAGTATTTGGGAAAACTTTACATATGACGAGAATAAATGTGCTAGAGATGTTGGTATTATTTTAGATGGTGTTGCATTTGATTTAAAATATGGCGGTAACACACAAACAAGAATTAATGCTTCAAGATACTATGATGGTGCAGTAAGCAAAGTTGCAGGACAAGAGCAACAAACAGCGGCGGCTGTTGCATATGCTAGAGATTTAGTTTCTGATTACGTTCTTACAAATATATTATTCACAAGTTTACAAACAGCAGTTGATTCTAGCAAACAAGTAAGAGATTTATCTAATGCAGGTGAAACTGCCGCTAGAACAAAAGTTGATACATTGATGAACAACATAAGTTCTGTTATCACAGGAGGTTTGGGATCATTACCTGCTTTGGTTGGAACTACTAATAATGTAAGTACAGATGTACAGGTTATTGATACTAGTATTACAGCAGAAACACCTGCTAGTGGTATTCTAACAAGTTTATTTGCAATTATTACCAATGCTATAACAGGTGGTTTAGGAACACTACCTGCAAAAACAGGTGGGCAAGGAAGAGAACAAAATGTTCCATTACCTGAAATAACAGTACATGTTGAGTCAGGCAATTATGAAGAATTGTGTCCAATGCCTATACCAGAAAATGTATCCTTAAAAGGTGACGAATTTAGACGTGTATTGATACAATCGAAAGTTGGTGTAAGACCTCCTCAAAGATCTATAGATATGAAATTTGAAAGAGGAGATCTTTTCAATTATAATAATTCTGGAACAACACCTAAATCTGCACGTTTTAGAAATCACTATGATAGTCAATATTCACAAGCAGATAGTAATGGTGGTTTGAACAGTGCTGGAGCAGGAAGTGTAAGATTAAAAAATCTAGTGTACTATCCTTTGAACGGAATGTACTTTGAACACACCGATGGTGTTGGTCCAAGTGTTAGATACTACATTAAAAATATTACTTTTGATCCATTAGGAGTTGGAGATTTCCAAACTGCTGATTGTGAACTTTATAGTGACATTAACACAACAACCACAACTACATTAACATATTCAATTACAAATAATACTGTAGTAGAACTTAAAAAACTAAATCAACATTGTGACGTATTCTTGATGAATAACTCAACTATTATTAGAAACTTGAGTATTAGAAGACATCAAGGATTTGTTATGACACTTGATCCTGAAGGACAAATTCTTACAAAATCTCCATATGCTCAAACATGTTCATCATTCTGTGGACAAGGTGGTGGTGGTCAATATGTTGACGGTAACTCCGGTGTACAATATGGTACTGTAGTTGATAGTCCTAATGCGAGCGGTTTTTCAATAACCTTGCAAGGATTAACTAGACCTGTACAACTTCCAACAACTTTCTTGTATCAAGGTAATAATCCAAGTGATACAGAAAAAGGAACTTATCGTATTATCGGTTCTACTGCACCGGTAGATGACGGTTTAGGACAAGGAACATTTAGGCAAACACTAACACTAGCGGCTGATACAGAAATAAAAGTAAGTACTAGAAATCTTAATAATGGTTATATTGATAATGGTGTAGAAATAAGATTAGAAACTGCTGGTAACAAGTCAATGGCTTGTAACGACTACACACAAATCAACAGTGATGGTTATGGCCTAGTTGCTACAAACGCAGGTTTAATTGAAGCGGTATCTGTATTTACATACTATTGTGATACTGCATACTGGGCACGTAATGGTGGACAAATTAGATCACTAAACGGTTCTAATGGTTATGGTCGTATTGGTATTAAAGCATCAGGAAGTGATCCAAACGAAAACGTTCAATCAGGTACTACATTCTTTAGACAACTAAATGTAAACAAAACAGGCTCACCTGATGTTGATTATACACAAGAAGTAATTTCGCATAACCCTGGCGGCACAAATAATATTACAGGTAATAATCAATTCGAAATTAGAGATTTTGACTACCTACCGTTTCCAGACAGTAGAATGATTTTAAGTGCATTTTCAACTAATAATGATACAACAGAATATACCATTGAAGATGTAACGCCAGTAAGTGTAAGTATTTCAGGTGCAAATAATGCAAATGACACTTTTACAGCAACAGCAAATCACTATTTTACAAACGGAAGTGTTATTAAACTTGCTGGATTCGATAGTGCTGGAATGACAGGTGTTGACGGAGTCTACTATGTAGGTAATGCTAGTGGTACTGACTTTAAAGTTTACACAGATTCTAACTTGTCAACAGAACTAGATTTAGCAAGTGCTGGTGTATACACAGGCAGTGGCGGTACTGCAACAGGTGGTGGTAGAGCCGTTTTAAGTTTAGGACAAGAATTAAGTTTAGGCGTAGGTACTGTTGTTGCTGATGGTGAAAAGATTATGCTTACCGTTGGTAAGAAAATATATGTTAAAGGACTTTTAGATACACCACGAGTACTTCCAAGTAGTGCATTACAATTTTCAACAGGTGATGCTCAAGTCTTTAGAATTTTAAATGTTGAAAGAGACAACACAGACGACGAGGTCGGAACACAAGTTGATTATCAGTTACAACTTTTTGATTTAAGAGTTCCAAGTAGTAGAACTGCAAACGAATTCATTAGGGTAACAACAAAAATTTCAACCATGAGAGCAACAGGACACGACTTCCTAAACATTGGTTGGGGTAACTATGCGGCTTCTAATTATCCTAATAACGTATTTGGAGAGCCTGTTGGTAGACCAGACTTTAGTGCTGAACAGGCTAACGAAGCAGTAGAAGAAGGTGCAGGTAGAGTATTCTATGCAAGTACTGACCAAGATGGTAACTTTAGAGTTGGTAGATTTTTCCGTGTAAACCAAGGTGACGGTTCAGTTGAACTTAATGCAAACATTGGATTAACAAACGTTGACAGTATTGGTTTTACTAAAGGTACTACAATTGACGAGTTTTCAACAGACGATAAAATGCAAGGTAAGTCAGATGATGCTGTACCTACAGAAGCAACTATCGTTACACACTTGAATTCAAATGTAATTGGTAGACACGAAGACGGTACTGCGGTAACACCATTTACTGCAAATAATAATCAACAGAGTACAACATCAGGTGGTTTGTTAGCAAGAGATGGTTATGATGTTACACTTCGCCAATGGAATAAAATGCAAGGTGAGTTGAACATGAACTCAAACTTGATTACAAATATTTCAATGGTAGGTGCTCAAGCAGACGACGGTGTAAACAAAAACTATGCTGACAATGTGTTTAGAGGTGCAACTACTGATTCAATTAGAAACGAAGTAAAAACTTTTGAGATGTTAAATGATAGCACACTCAATGCTGGTGCTATCTTAATGAATGATAACCAAATCAAAGGTTTAATGGATCCAACAGAAGATAAAGATGCTGTAACAAAATCTTATGTAGATAGAAAATCAACACTAGGTGGATTAAGCGATGTTACAATTACAGGTAATCCAAGCAATACTGATATTGTAATGTTTACAGGAGTTAATCCAAGTAATCAATTTGTTGATTTCCATAACAGTGTTAACGTGTCATTAGATACAACAGTTGATTCCACAGGCGGAAGTCCAACATTTGGTGAACCACTTGGTACTGGTTCAGATGTAAGATTTAACAGAGCCGGAAACAGTCTTAACATACAACTTGCCAGTGGAGCAGTCAAAAATGCAGACGTCAGTGTTGCGGCGGCTATTTCACAAAGTAAATTAAATTTACAACTAGCAACAGCAGAAAATGCGGCGCCAACTGGCACACAAGCAGATAAGCAAGCAAGAAGTGGTTTGTCTAGTTTTGATGATGATTTCTTTACATCAACAGACGGATGGGTATCATTACTTACAGCAACATCAACAAGCGACGGTATAAGTTTAAATAAAATTAGGCATCAAACTGGTAACACAATGCTAGGTACTTCTGGTGCAAGTGCTGGCGCTGTAGTTGCTCTTACTCCTGCACAAATTAGAGCACTTATTGAATTTAACACAAGTGTTGAAGCATATATTGATGATGCTGTTTTAGATACAAATGGTGCTTTGTTAAAATCCGGTGGTACAATGACTGGACAAATGAATTCACAAAATATTTTACCTAGTGCAAATGATACTTACAATTTAGGTAGTGGACCACAACCATCTGGATTTAGATTCCTCAATATCTATACTGCTACTTTACATGCAGACGATATTAACGGAGCCAATATAAAAAGTGCAGACGGTGGTACAACTGTCCTTACAAATAACGGAGATGCTACATCAACATTTATTGGTAACTCTGCTACAGCAAGTCAATGGGAAACTACAAGAAATATTACACTAACAGGACAAGCAACAGGTACAACAACTATTGATGGTAGTGGTGATATTAGTATTACAGTAACCCTCGGTGATGCGGCTCTAGATGATCAGTATGTTCCTGTAGAAGGTGGAACATTTACAGGTAATATCCAGGTCGATGGTAATATTACCACAGATCAAAACAACAACGGTAACATTGGTGCAAGCGGCACACGCTGGGCAACTGTGTATGCAACAACATTCGACGGTACTGCAACAGCGGCACAATATGCTGACTTGGCTGAAAATTATTTAGGTGACAATACCTACGAACCAGGTACAGTTTTAATGTTTGGTGGTTATAATGAAGTTACAGTATGTAAAGGCGAAATGAATACTAAAATTGCTGGTGTAGTATCTACTAATCCAGCACACTTAATGAATTCAGAAATGCCAGGTGAATTTGTGATTGCTGTTGCACTACAAGGTCGCGTTCCTTGTAAGGTAGTTGGTAAAATTTCAAAAGGTGACATGATTGTTTCCAGTGATATCGATGGTGTAGGTATTGCATCAGATGATCCAAAACTTGGTGCTGTAATTGGTAAAGCATTACAAGATTATGATTCAGAGGAAGTTGGAACCATCGAAGTTGTGGTGGGTAGACTGTAAATAGTATAGGAAGAAACATATGGCGATACAAACTATAAACATTGGTCAAAACGTAAACGACGGGACAGGAGACGATTTACGTACCGCATTTGATAAAGTAAACGACAACTTTACTTTTCTAGAAGGACTAGGCGGTGAAACAAATACTGCTTCTAATCTAGGTAATATTACAGATGGGGAAGCAATATTTGCAGGAAAAGTTTTACAAGACTTAACTTTCAAAAGAATCAAATCTTCCAATACAAATAATTTGACTGTTACTTCGGATGGAGAAAGTATTATACTTAATCCTATAAACCCTGATCAAAATGCATTTGGTAGAGTTCAAGATGACAGCGGCGATACTATTACAGCCGGCAGTCCAAATTCTGTATTTGGTATTAAAGGAGGTTCTAACGTTACAACTGATATTGTCGGAACTGATCTCCAAATAAGTGCCTCTTTAAATTTAGTACAAGATATTACTCCAGAACTAGGTGGACCATTAACACTAAACAGTTTTGACATTGTAGGTAGTGGCAATATTAATATTACAGGAAATATAACAGCAACAGGATCTTTAAACGTAGGAAATATTGCAGGCGATGTTATAGGAGATTTGAAAGGTAGTGTATTTGGAAACGATAGTACACCTATCGTAAATGGTCTCGATAACACACTTAATGGAGATTTAACTGGTGATGTTACGGGTAATTTAACAGGAAACATAAGTGGTGGCCTAGGATCCGAATTTAATTTAAATGCGTTTGGTTTGAGAAATGATATCGGCGGCGATATTACAAGACCAGATACTGCTTTTATTAGATTAGCACTTGGTGGTTTTGGAAGTATTGGAAATTATGCAGATCTTACTGCACCGGCTCCTAATAACCCTGATGCATCGTTCATTGTAAGAATGCCAGATATTAGTGATGCATACTTTGAAAAACAAGGGAGTGATAATAATACTTTAACATCAATGATGAACTATATTCATTACATTGATTCTCCACTTACAGATGTTGGTACAGAATACGGACAAATTCATTTCCATGAATATAAAGTAAACGGTACAACACAAGGTATGGGTTACTATGGTATGACATACGATGGTAATGATCATGCGTTTGTTGCTAAACCATTTAGAAGAGGAACCTTTGAAGGGGATACTGGAGAATTTAAAGTAAACGCAGATGGGTCAATTATACTTGACAGTATTAAGATTAAAGACGAAACAATTACTACTATAGATTCAAACGAAGATTTAATTTTAGATGCAAGCGGTACAGGTAAAGTTAGTTTTTATGGTGCTTATCAATTTCCTGAAACAATTGGTAACACAGGCGAAGTATTAACTGTTCCACTTTCAGGTACAATATTAGAATGGGGTGCCGGTGGCGGAGGTGGCGGAGGGTCGTCAACTTTTGTAGGACTATCAGACACTCCAGCATCATATGCAGGTGGTGCCGCTGATGCATTGAAATTTGTAAGAGTTGCGGCAAGTGGTACAGCATTAGAATTTGTAGATGTTACAAGTGTTGTAGATGGAACATATATTGCTACGCAGGGAGGCTTATTAACTTCCGGTGGTACCATGACTGGTGACATAAATCTAGGTACTAATAATATTACTAATGGTGGCACACTTACAGCAACAAGTTTCAGTGGTAGTTTAACTGGTAATAGTTCAGGTACACATAGTGGAGATGTTGACAGTGCAACTAACATTACTACAACTAACCTATTTGTTACTACGGTAGATACAACAGATTCAAGTGCTGTATCATTCACGCCAGGCGTAGAGATGGAAAGTTTCTTAACTGTTAAAAGCAGTTTAAATGTATTAGATACAGTAACTACAAAAAATTTAACTAGCACACAAACTACAACACTAAATGATTTAATTATCACTGGCAGTCTTAATGTAGATAACTTTAATGTTACAGGATCAGGAAACCCAACATTTACTTCAGGAAGCGATATTGTTTTCGATGCGGCAGGACAGTTAACAACTAATGCATCAATTATTCCTGATCAAGACGGAACTGTAAACATTGGTAGTGCAACATTTAAATTTGACAATGTATATGCTAATACTTTTAACGGAAATGTTACTGGTAATATAACTGGAAACTTACAAGGAAATGTTACAGGAAACATTGACGGCATTGTAGGCGGTAATACACCAGCGGCAGTAACAGGAACAACTATAATTGCCAACACAGGTTTCCAAGGAAATTTGACAGGTAATGTTGATGCAGATTATGTAGATGCTGGTAATATTAGAATTGAAGGTAATAGTATTGAAACTGCCAATTCAAACGATAACATAAGAATTGCACATCTAGGAACTGGCTATATAGAATTAGATAGTGACGTAGTTACAACTGGTAGAACATTTATTGCAAACAATGATAATGTCACAATTGGTGCAACTTCTAGTCCTCAAGCAATTAGTATTGCTACATATTGTACCTTTATTACTACAGGTAATTGGACAGCGGGCGGATCTACTATTGCAAATGCTACACTTGCTGACGGTGCAAGAGAAGGACAAATTAAAGTTATAAAACTAAAATCAAGAGGTGTTTACCAACCAGTAAGTCCACCTACTTTAGACAGATATGTAGAAATTAGCCTAACATTAAACGGTGCTAGTGGAACAACGAGAATCGGTGAAAACTTTGAGTATGCAAGTATAACACTTATTTGGTCAGACAATAGTTGGTGGATAATCGGTCGCGTTGATAGTTAAGGTAAATACTGGTAAGAGGATAGAAAATGGCTAAACCAGTATGGACAACAACAGCAGGTAGTTTAGGTACAATCCAAGAACGAATTACTCTCGATGTAGCACTTCAAGCAGTTGATGCTGATACTTTTTCCTTAATAAGTGGTTCATTACCAAAAGGATTGAGACTTGAAGGAAACAAGATTGTAGGAACTCCGTTAGAAGTTTCTGAAACTACACTGCACGAATTTGTTATTAGAGCATCTAATGACGAAGGTTCTATTGATAGAACATTTTCATATACAGTAGAAGGCGAAGATCCGCCGCTTTGGATTACTCCTGAAGGCACACTTCCGATTGGGCCACAAGGTGAATATTTTATTATCAATAGGTCACCTATTGATTTTCAATTAAGTGCTACTGACCCTGATATAACAGCAGGCGAAAAATTAATTTATTATTTCGACGATCTGTTTGGCGAATTACCTCCGGGTGTGAGAATGGATGAAAACGGTAGACTTACTGGGGTTGTTTCTGCAGATTTGACTGTTGATTACAAAAGTGCAAGTAATGCATACGATTTACAATTTTACGATTTGTATCCATATGATTACGGAAGTAATGCATCGGGAGATACTGCTATTCCTAGACACCTTGCTAGATACTATGAATTTAGAGTAACGGTGTCCGATGGCGTAACTCGAGAAACTAGAAAATTTAAAATTCTTGTTGCAAATGAAGAACAATTTAGAACAGATACAACACTTATAAGTGCAGACACAGAAACTTATATTAGTTCAGCAACATATTTAAGAGCACCAATTTTTACAACAACTGGTAATCTTGGAATAAAACGTGCAAACAATTATATTACAATACCACTAGAAGTTTATGATCCAAACCAATTCAGTGGCACTGTATCATATAGCCTTATAGAAAATGAAGATAGTTCACAAAGTATTTTACCAAGAGGAATGCAACTAGATACAACCAACGGTGTGCTTTTTGGTAAAGTACCTTATCAGCCTGCTGTAACAGAAACTTACACATTTACTGTAAGAGTGACTAGAGATGATAATTTTTCTAATGAAACTGTTTATCAAGATAGACAATTTATACTAAAAATACAAGGAGAAGTCGATAGCACAATTAGGTTTACCTCACCAACTTTGTTAGGCACACTTGTACCTAATGAACAAAGTGTTTTACAAATCAATGCTACTACTACTTTGCCTAACGCAAGCATAAGATATTCACTATTAAGTGGTAGTCTTCCTCCAGGTCTTCAACTAGGAAGCAGTGGAGAAATAATTGGAAAAATTAATCAGTTTGAAAGTGCAACAGGTCTTAAAGACGGACTAACAACTATTGACCTTTCACAATTTGGATTGAACAGTTTTAGTTTAGATGCTGGAACGACAACAATTGATAGAATTTATAGATTTACAATAGGTGCGAGAGATTTTTATCAATTAAGTGCTGTAGAAAAAACTTTTCAAATTGCTGTAACAGCAGACACTATCACACAATATTCTAATATATACTTACAGCCGTTTTTACCTAAAGTAAAAAGACAATACTTTTACGACTTTATAACAGATACTAAAATCTTTCCAGAAAAATCACTGTATCGTGCTAACGATCCTAACTTTGGTACACAACCACAAATTAAAATGTTACTACAACATGGTATAGAAACTTTGGCTATTGAAAAATATGTTCCTGCACTTGCTACAAACTTCCATACTAAAACTTTTAGATTTGGAGACATTAAGATAGCAGATGCTAGTGATGCTGATGATAATGTAATATATGAAGTGATTTATGTAGAACTAGTTGATGAAGCAGAAGGACTTAAAGGTTCAGTATCACAAAAAATTCCGTTTGGGACAGGAAATAAACCAATTACAATCGATACAAACAAATTTAAAGTAAGTACAAATTTAATTACTATCGACCAACTAGCATACAGATTTTTATATCCAAATAGTGTAACAAACATGCAAGAAAAGTTATTAAGTTTATATCCAGAGAACGATAGTACACAGATTTCAATCAATGAAAAGTTCTTACCTTTGTGGATGAGTACTTCACAAAAAAGTACAGGATTGGCACTAGGTTATACAAAAGCAGTCGCGATTGCATATGTTATGCCAGGTCAAGGAATAAGTATATTAGAGAATATACAAGAAAGTGGCTTTGATTTCAAGAATATTGAATTTGAAGTTGATAGATTAACAATAGACTCTGTAGAGGGTCAAACAGGTGATAAATACATTGCATTTCCAAAAAGGAAGGTGATATAATATGGCAAGTAACATTAGTACAACAAATATAGATGACAATTATCCGGTAGCAGGGCAGGATAACGATTCTCAAGGATTTAGAGATAATTTCCAAAACATTAAAACGGCCCTGACAACTGCAAAAACAGAAATTACTGGTTTGCAAGATACTAGAGCAAGAGTAGATCAAAACAACGATTTTACTGATAAAGAGTTATCTAAAGCAATCTTTGTTGATACAGCAATTAAAGCACCAACAACATCAAGTGTTGACGGTGAAACTACTATTGATTATCAATCAGGATCATACAAAAGACTATTAATTTCAGGAGAAAATCCAACAGTTAATATTCCGCAAATTATTAACTTTGCACCAAGTGATAGCATGACACATGTTATCTATGATGTGAGAACAGAAGGATCTACAAAACTTTTTACTATTAATAATCCTAGTGGAAATACAATTAAAGAAGCATCATTAAGTTTTCCTTTTTCAATTGAAGCAAACAAAAGATATATTTTTGAAGTTTGGTCTCCGGATAGTGGTACTACTTTGTTTGTTAAGTATCTCGGTTTATACGAGTAAAAATTATGTTTAATCCTCTTGTAGAAAACCCTGCTAATCTTTCTACGGACGAACTAGAAAAGAAAGTAATAGAACTTACAAAAAAATATACTACAGCAACAAGATTTCCTAATCAGAGTGTGTTGACACAAATTAGTTCTGTACTAACTATGTATAGAGAAGAACTTGTAAAAAGACAAAGACAAGAACTTCAAAACGCTACTAATAAAGACAACGACAACGATTTAGGATCACTTATTAATGTTGAATAATGAACAAATAAATTACTTTTCTTGGAGTACTCATTTCGATGCAACTGTTGTAATCGACAACTGTGTATATCCTAATAGATATAATGTAAATGTAACTTTTTTACCAAAAGTTAAAGAAATAAAAACACAAAATCTTGCATTTGAAAAAGTCAAATATCTCTTTCATAGACTTTGTGAAAACAGTATTATTTTCAATCCCAAAGACCAAACACAATCTATTTGGTTTAAAATGCCAATAAACAAGTTATTGATTCCAGGAAGTCCATATGATCAATTGCTAGGAATAGTTTTACACAGAAAAATTGTTTCAATTGTTGGTGATTTTTTCGAAATCGGAGAATTAACGGTTGACAGCAAACTAGGTGATAATGTACAATATACAGTAGATGAAGAAAGTATTGAAAATAAACATTTGGATGTTAGCGAATGGATTGATGCATCTATTGACACTCCGTGGTGGAACAGAGATGATACATCAACATTTGATCAAAAAATTGATGCTAAAAAATACTGGCAAGGTGCAGTTAGTTGGAAAGATTTAGGTTATGATTCAGAAGCAAAAGACGACAAATCATTTAAACCAACAATTATCGACGGTGGCCGAGAAAAATAATATTGGCCAATCTATACTAACCGAACGCAATATAATAGAATTAATTTATCAAAACAAAACACACAATATAAAAAATTGTGTTATTTCACAAAACGACTCTATTCAGAAATATAACAATCTTGTTAGTGAAAATAAAGATCCTATAGAAATTTTCCAAACAATTATCAATGATCAAGACGGGCAAGATTTGTATGATCAAAACAATAGACTAAATTGGTTTATGCCAGCAGAGTATAAGCAGTTTGATATTGAAGATTACGTATTGGGTCTTTGTGAAACTCCAGAACAAAAACAACGTGTTGATTATGAATTATCTTTATATAAGTCACATGCTATGATGGATGTTTTACAATTTCTTAAATACATGGTGGATACACTACGCAAAAACAACATTGTATGGGGTGTAGGACGTGGGTCTAGTGTAGCCAGTTACGTACTATATTTGTTAGGAGTACACAAAGTAGATTCTATCAAATATAATTTAGATCCCACGGAATTCATGAGATAAGTACCTATACAAAGGAGATTATTATGGCAGTAAGAAAACAATATAGAACAATGCAAGGTCGTATTATTGATATGGATAAATTACGTTCTTCCAATGAATTACAACCAGCAATTGGCAATATGAAAGTAAATGCTAGAGGCGACGAAATTGGCACTGGTGGTAAAATTTTGCGTACACGTGAACAAATTATGGCACAGTACTATGAAAATAATCCAAACGCGGCACCGGATCCTGATAACGTAAGGATTGCTGAAGATGCTAAACAAGCCGCATCGGTCCCGCCAATGGAAACACTGAAGGTTGAAGATACACCTGTTTCCGAAGTTGTAACAGAAAAAGAACCTGAAGTGAAGAAAGAAGAAGTAACTCAAGAAGAAAAAGTATTAGACACTGCAACCGAGGCTGTGCAAAGAGCCCGTAGAAGACGCAGTGGTATTAAAGACGCTACAGGAGAATAGTAATGATCGATGCTACAAAAATGATGGGCGGACCTACAGGTTTAAAAACAAGAATAAAAGGTAGTATTCGTCCTATTCATGATGACGTACTTGCATATAATATGCATTTTGGTGAACAAAAAACCAAAGGCGGAATTATTATTAGCAACGATGACGGTCAGACACGTGGCATTTATCCTAGATGGTGTCAGGTGTATGCTAAAGGGCATGAAAATAAAGACGAGTACAATGTAGGTGATTGGATTTTAGTAGCACACGGTCGTTGGAGTCGAGGTTTTATAGTTGAGCAAGATGACGGGACCGAGATTGAAGTAAGAAAAATAGACATTAAAGAAATACTTGCTGTATCAGATGAAAAACCTAATGATGTATATATTGGTGAAGAAATTGATACAACACCGGATAAAGCAAAGGCAGAAGATTTTGGGGCAAGATAAAACACAAACAAAGGGGAAAAAATGTTCACGGCAGTACTAGTGACAATGTTAGGCATGTTTGCCTATGATAATGCAGAATTTTTTGCAGAAGTCAAAAAGAACAATGAAAAAGGCTACACATGGGAATATGTAGGAAGGCAACAAGCAAATGATTACAAATATTCTTTACCTATCGTAATTGAAGAAACTGGGGAAAGAATCATTTATTGGGAACATCAAGAGCCAAAGGAGAAGTAATTGGCACAAGTAGACTTAAACAAATACAAAGACTTTGTAGAACAAGTAACATCAAAAGAAAGCAATCAATTGAGTGAAATGTTTTATAGGGCAAAAGACATCGAAGTCAATAACCCTAATATAAACACAGCACTATTAATGACCGGTGCAATTGGTATTGCATCAGAAGGAGGAGAGTTTAGTGAAATTGTTAAAAAATGTATCTTCCAAGGTAAACCTATGGATGACGAAACTGTCTTTCATTGCAAACGAGAACTTGGCGATATTATGTGGTATTGGATTAATAGTTGCCGGGCATTGGGTCTCGATCCTAATGAAGTCGTAGCAGAAAATGTAAACAAACTTAAAGCAAGATATCCAGGCGGAGAGTTTGACGTACACTATTCCGAAAACAGAAAAGACGGAGACTTGTAATTGAAAAAAATTCTAGTAGATGTAGACGGTGTGCTACTAGACTGGGAACCAGCGTTTGATGCATGGATGGCCGAACGTGGATTCCGTATTAAAAAGCCAGGTGTGTATAATCAATATGTGCGTTATGGCTTTCAGCGTAAAAAACAGTGTGATGAACTAGTTAAACAATTTAACGAAAGTGCATGGATGGGATTTTTAAAACCTCTCCGTGATAGTGTTGAATATGTTCAAAAACTTAAAGCAGAAGGTTATCACTTTGAAGCCATTACTAGTTTAAGTACAGATCATTGGGCAGGCGAATTACGTACAATGAATTTAGAAAGATTCTTTGGACGTGGAACATTCTTTCGTGTGCAGTGTTTAGCAACAGGCGCAGACAAGGACGAAGCACTTAAAGAATATGAACCCGGACATTGGTGGATAGAAGATAAACCAGCAAATGCAGAATCGGGACTAAATTGTGGTCACCGTTGTATATTAGTATCACACAATTGGAATCAAGATTACAAAAATCCAAATATTAAACGTGCAGACAATTGGCAAGAGATCTATAATATTATTACCCAATCATAGGAATAATAAATATCTTTGTAATGCCAAAAAATGATTATTATACACAACGTGATTGGGACCGTGTTATAGGATATGGATATGTACCGAAAGAATATCAATATCCGCATTTACGCAATACAAACGAATATAGAAGTCCTGAAACGGTAAAACACTCAAATAAAATACTTGACAACGAAGACAAAGAATAGTATTATAATACTATGACTGAATTTCGTGTTGGTATATTCACGCTAATAAAGCGGCTCGTTGGTCATTCCAGTTTGGCTAGAGCAATTATCTACACAATCGGCCATATTATAATAGCAATGACCTGTAACAGATTAATTACGGGTGCAGAACTAGAACTGGCGGCAGTTGATGCTGTTATTGAACCAATAATTAATGGTGGTTGGTTCTATTTGTTAGATAAAGTTTATACAGGCTCGATGAATGATAAAAGGAATAACCTTTAGTAGTTTTGATCTTTTCCATAGTGGACACGTTGCTATGCTTAAAGAAGCACGATCAAATTGCGATTACCTAGTAGTAGGACTCCAAACAGATCCAACTATAGACAGACCCGAAAAGAATAAACCAATCCAAAGTGTGTTTGAAAGATATGTTCAGTTAGAAGGTTGCAAATACATTGATGAAATTATTCCTTACGAAACCGAAAAAGATCTAATTGATATACTGCTAACATATGATATTAATAAAAGATTTATTGGTGAAGAATATCGTCAAAACGACTTCACAGGCAAGCAACTATGTGTTGACAAAGGCATAGAAATATACTATAATAAAAGACAACATTCATTTAGTACAAGTGGATTACGAAAAAGGATAGAACAAAATGGCTAAAGAACTATGGGTAGAAAAATATCGTCCTAAAGAAGTAAAGGATTATGTTTTTAGAGATCAAGCACAACGAGATCAAGTAAACGGTTGGGTTAAAGATAAAAGTATTCCACACTTGCTTTTTAGTGGTCATGCTGGTATTGGTAAGACAACACTAGCAAAAGTATTGCTAAATGAACTTGAAGTTAATGAATATGACGTATTAGAGATTAACGCATCGCGAACAAACAGCGTAGAAGATGTTCGTGATAAGATTGTAAACTTTGTGCAAATGATTCCATTTGGAGACTTCAAAGTTGTGTTACTTGATGAGGCAGATTATCTATCACCAAACGCACAAGCCGCACTACGTGGTGTAATGGAGGAATATCATACTACAAGCAGATTTATTTTAACCTGTAACTATCCTAACAGAATTATTCCTGCTATTCATAGTAGATGTCAAGGCTTTCATATTACAAACGTAGATCAAACAGAATTCACAGCACGTATTGCAACTATCTTGTTGGAAGAAGGTGTTGAACCTGATCTAGATGTACTAGATACATTTGTAAAAGCAACGTATCCGGATATGCGTAAGTGTATCAATATGTGTCAGATGAACAGTACTACAGGCAAACTGCTTCCACCACAAAAAGGTGATACAGGTGAAAGTGATTACAAAGTAGATATGGTAGAACTATTTAAAGCAGGCAAAATTACAGAAGCACGTAAACTAATTTGCAGTCAAGCAAGGCCAGAGGAAATGGAAGATATTTTCCGTTGGATGTATGACAACTTGGAAGTGTTTACAACAGAAGAAGATAAACAGGACCAAGCAATTTTAATAATCAAACAAGGATTAGTAGATCATTCATTTGTTGCTGATCCAGAAATAAACATGAGTGCTACGTTGGTTAAACTAGCACGACTAACAAAGGAGTAGTATGCCATTCGATAATGTAAAGGATATTGTAGACCCAGAAGGTGCTAGAAGGCGCCAAGAAGAATTAGACCAAATGATAAAAGAATTTTTAGAGAAGGGTGGCAAGATCGAACGCATACCCACAGGCATGACTGGTGAACAATATCGTGAGATGAAGGCAGGAACTGCTAAAAAGAAAAAGAAAGCAAAAAGTAAAAAGTGAAAATCCGTTACTATCATAATATAGACGGCTGGCGGTGGTTGGGTTTTATCCTAGCAATGGTTAGTGCATTTTTATTAAGTGGTGGTAACCCTAACATACAGTGGCTAGGATGGAGTGTTGCCCTTGTAAGTTGTAGTATATGGATTTACATGGGTGTTAAAGATAAAGATACGCCAAGAGCATTAATGGAATTAATGTATTTGCTTTTAGCAATTAGAGGTGTAGTAAATTGGTTAGGAGGTTAATATGGCTCATTTAGTAAACGACAAATGTATAATGTGTAAACATACAACCTGTGTGTCTGTATGTCCTGTAGACTGTTTTTACGAAGGTGAAAACATGTTAGTAATCAACCCTGATGAATGTATTGACTGCGGAGTTTGTATTCCTGAATGTCCTGAAGAAGCAATTTATCAGACAGACGATGTAAACGACCCGTGGTATAAACACAACGAGTATTTTTCAACAACAGGTAATTGGCCTAATATTACGGATGCCAAAGACCCTATGCCCGAGTATGAAAAGTTTAGTATGCAGTCGGACAAAACTAAACTCTTCAGTAAATTACCCTATAAGGAAATTTAATCTTCGCCGTATATATCTAGTACTTCTACTACCGCCGCATGTCGTTCTACGTCTCCTTTATCAAATCTGCAAACTCCAATATGATTAAGATCTCTTGATTCTACTTTATTAGTAAAATCTAACAAGCCGTTAGAATTCATTCTATCTGCCTGTTGTAGATCACCTGTAACCACCATGCGACTATGCTCACCAATTCTAGTTAATAACATCTTCATTTGACTAGGTGTAGCATTTTGCATTTCGTCTGCAATAATGTATGCATTTTTAAATGTTCTACCTCTCATGTAGGCTAGCGGAGATATTTCAATCACCCCCTCTTGTATCATACCGCTGATTTCCTTTTGATAGTAGTATTCTGCAAAAACATCAAATATTGGTTT